GCGGCATTTGGTTCCGGCGTAACGATGGGATTTGCTCTGGATGCTGATGCAGGAAAAGCATGGGTCACAGTAAACGGCACAGCTTGGTCAGACTCATCTAGCGGAACAACTGGCAACCCTGCAACTGGGGCAAACCCAACGTGGACGCAGACCATAGGCACACCCGTTCAACCCTTGTGCGGGGATACCTCTGGAGGTTCTTTCTCTACGATCTGTACTGCGAACTTCGGTGCCAGTGCTTTTGCCTACACTGTTCCTACTGGCTTCAACGCTTGGAACACCACTAACTTAGCAGACCCTACTATCGTAGACCCCTCGGCCCATTTTCAGACGCTACTGTATGAGGGCAATGGTAGTACGCAGTCCTTAAACCAAGACGGGAACAGCACATTTTCGCCTAATCTTGTTTGGATCAAAAACAGAGATGCGGCTGATGCCCACGCGATATTTGATACTGTCCGTGGTGCGACTGAGGTTTTGTCCTCTAACTCTACTGCCGCTGAAGCAACTAACGCCGACACGCTGACCGCCTTTGAGTCAGACGGCTTCGCCCTCGGAGCTGACGTAATCGTTAACACCAATGCCGAAAGCTATGTAGCTTGGCAGTGGGACGAGGGGGCAACTCCGGGCTTGGATATCATCGCTTACACCGGCAACGGTTCAAACAGAACTATCGCTCACAATCTTGGCGTAAAGCCGGGAATGTTTATTGTTAAAGCACGGGATAGGGACGATGCAAACTGGGGTGTTTATCACTCTGCGGTTGGTGCCACAAAGTCGTTATTTTTACAATCTACTGGGGCTGCTTTTGATAGTGATGAATACTTTAATGACACAGAACCAACGGCATCAGTATTTACACTAGGTGTTAATGCTCAAGGGAACACAAACACAAAAATATACATTGCGTATGTCTTTGCACCAGTGGAGGGTTTCAGCGCCTTCGGATCGTTTGTTGGAAATAATAACGCAAATGGACCAATGGTTAATCTGGGCTTCCGGCCAGCTTTTGTTATGCTGAAAGATAGTAGTAATGCACAAGGGTGGGGGATGTATGACACTGAGCGAGGTCCAGTCAATCCTGTAGCTGCAAGTGCTCAAATTCTTTTTGCCAACTCAAACGCTGCGAGTTCCGGTTTCTCAGGCAACGCAATTGATATAGTCAGCAACGGATTCAAAGTACGGTCAGCAATGCTTACGGCAAATATAAGTGGCGCAGTTATTACTTATGCCGCCTTTGCTCACTCACCCTTTAAAACTGCTAATGCCAGATAACAGGAGATACTAAATTGTTTAAATATAATACTCAAACACTAAGGCCGGGGCGAGGGTGGACCGATGACAATGGTATCACCCATCCCCGTAACTGGAACATCTGGTCTACAGCGGAGAAGACTGCGGCTGGTGTTACTGAGGTAGTTGAAGATACACCACCGGACAGTCGGCTTTACAAATGGTCAATGGACCGTGACGGTAAAATCACCAGCACAGCAAAGGCACTGGCTGATGCAGGGTCAGGTCTTAACCTTGTACTGGGTGTTAAATCATCTTTAAAAAACGAAGTTAAATCACAGCAAGAGTCTTTACTTAACCAGACTGACTGGGCTGTGGTTCGTAAGTCTGAGAAGAGTACTGCTATTCCCAGCAATATCGCAACATGGCGAGATGCCATCCGCACCAAAGCCACGGCGATGGAGAGTGCGATAGATGGCGCTGCTGACACTGCGGCTGTAGCAGCATTGTTCTTGTCTTGGGATGTAGATGGCAACAAGTCCGGCATTCTTTATGACTGGCCTATACTAGTAGAATAAATGTTTTATTATATAAGTGTTATCGCTTACATTGCATTGGCTCCTCTTAATATACCAGTGATTGAGAAAGGAGTAACAGGGCTATTTCCTGATAGATACCTTTGCGAGACTTATAGAACTCAAATAGAGGAGTTAGTTAGTAAAGTAGATAATGCTGAACTAACAACTTCTAAATGTATAGAAAATATAAAAATTTAATAATAGGGTAAAAGATTAATGTCAGCGTTCCATAACTTTTTATTAATGGCAGCACCTGAAATAAATATATTTGTAACTACAACAGTTACTGATTATAATTTAAGAAATGCAGTCTCTGCTTTAGGATATAGTGTAGCAGCTAACCTAAGAGTAAATCTTAATGTTAGAAGTGTTATGGGTGGTAGTGCTAATTCATCTTATGCTTTTGATACAGGAGATGGATGGGGGTCTAACTCTTCTATTAAAGTTAGTGTAGCTTCTAATGGTTATATTGTAGGTGCTGGTGGTGATGGTGGTAATGGTATCTATCAACAGGGTGGATATTCTGGAGCCAACAACGGTACTAATGGTGGGTCTGCTATGAATGTGCAGACTTCTATTCAAATACAAAATGCTGGGACAATAGGTTCTGGTGGTGGCGGCGGTGGCGGTGGTGGCAGTAGCGCAGATTATTATAATGATGCAGGTTGCGGAGGAGCAGGTGGTGGTGGTGGTGGACACATAGTAGGTTCCGGCGGTACTTCTGCTACAAGTGATAGTGGTTTTGGATGGGCTACCAACTCTAGTGAACCCGGTGCAGATGGAACTTTAACGGCTGGTGGTGCAGGTGGTGCAGCAGGTACTACGCAAGGACCACACAGCGGTAATCAGACAGGTTTTGCTGGTGCTACTGGTGGTGCTTTGGGTGCTGCTGGCGGTAATGGAAGTGCTCATACAGGGAATGGCGCTGGTGGATCAGCAGGAGACTATTCAATTAATGGTTATAGTTCTTTTGTAACCTTTACTTCTTTATCAGGAAGTACATTACTTGGGAGTACAAATTAAATGATACAGTATTATTTCAGGAGAGATTAAATGGCGAGTACATATACAACAAATCTAAGACTTACTAAACAAGGGGATGGCGAAAACCCTAACAGTTGGGGCCAAATCCTTAATGATGGGGTTATTAGTCTTGCTGATGAAGCCATTGCTGGTTATACTACTATATCAATTGGTAGTGCAGCTACTGTTAACTTGACAGCTAACGATGGTGCTGATGATCAGTCACGGTCTGCTTTCTTAGAAGTTAAGGGATCAGTAGGGACTGCGGCTACTTCTATCTTCTTGGTCATTCCTAATAAAACTAAAGCATACTCTGTACTTAATAAAGTATCAGCCAATGCTGCCAGTAATGTAGTGATGATGCGAGTAGCAGGTAATACAGGTGTTACACTAAATAGATCATCTACTTTATTCCAACATGTTATTTGTGATGGAGCTTCTGTATATAATGTAGATCAATCAGATGCTACATTTGGAAGTTTAGAAGTAACAGGAGCAGCTAAGTTTGATTCTACTGTTACTGTCTCAGGGACGTCTAGTTTTTTAAGTAAGTCTACTTTTGAAGATGATGTATCAGTAAGTGGTAATACAGTCTTGGGAGGTACAGTAGCACTGAATGGTATAGTTACAATAGGAAGTGCTATCAAATCTTTCTTTACAACTATTGCAGATGCAGCTTCTATTGTTATGAACCTTAACACAGGTAATCAATTTGTAGTTACTCTTGGTGCTAATAGAACATTGGCTGCGCCTACTAATCTAACAGCAGGACAGACAGGACATATCTATGTACACCAAGATGGCACAGGTAGTAGGACATTAGCTTATAACACTGTCTTTCAGTTTACAGGTGGAGCAGTTCCCACCCTGACTACAACAGCAGCAGCAGTAGACTTACTAGTATTCTCTGTTAGAGCTTCTGATAAAGTAGATGCAGTATTATTGAATGATTTTGATAGGTAATAATTAATGACTACGCTAACTAAAATTATATTAAAGCCGGGACTTCATAGGGAATCTACTCAATATGAAGAAGATGGTAATTGGTTTGATGGTGATCATGTGCGGTTTCGTGCAGGTAAGCCAGAGAATATGCGTGGTTATGAGACTAAAGTTTCCACTGCTTTTGATGGAAGTGCTAGAGATTTAGTTGTTTATAGGAGTGGAAATAATAATAAGAAGAGGGCAGTCTTTGGAACTCCTGATAAACTCTATGAACATGATGGAGATAGGATTGTAGATATCACTCCTATTGTTACAGCGGTTACCTTGGCAAACTGTTTTGGTACTTCCAGTGGACAGACAAGAGTTTGCTGTTCAGATGCTGGGCATGGACAGGTAGTAGGTAACTATGTAATGTTTACTTCAACTGCTGCTTTCAATGCTGTAAGTTTAAGTACTAATGTATATCCTATTACGTCTGTAGCAAGTGCCAATGTATTTACAATTGATGTAAGCACTGCTGCTGATGCAACAGAGAGTGATACAGGATCAGCAACCTTTAACTATCTACTGCCTACAGGTAACTCTATAGCAGTAGCGGGTACTGGTTATGGTGCTGCACTCTTCCAAGCTGGTGTATGTGCTTCTCAGACAAGAGCATGGAATGAACCAGCAAGTGCTGATGCAACTGATTTAGTTTTTGATATATCACAATGGAGCCTTGACAACTGGGGTGATGATGTGGTAGCTAATAGAAATGGTGGTAATATATTCTACTTTAGTAGTGATGCGTCTACTACACCTATAAGGGCTACTTCTATAACAACTTCTCCAATCAGTGTCAACTCAATTATTGTATCTCCTAATGATAGACATCTTATTGCTTTAGGTTCAAATGAATTTGCTGCTGATGCTACAGTAAGTGGCACATTTAATCCTATGTTGGTGCGTTGGTCTGATCAAGACAATCGTAGTAATTGGGTTCCTTCAGTTAGCTCTACATCTGGTGAGGTAGTCTTAACTGATGGTACTAAGATTGTAGGGGCAACTCGCTCCAAGAGTGCTATCAGTATTTGGACTGATAATGCAATGTGGGTAATGACATTTGCTGGACCTCCATTTACTTTTAAGTTTACTCCTGCTGGTACTAACTGTGGTTTAATGGCTCAACATGGTGTAATAGATTATAATGGTGTGCCTTATTGGATGGGCTATGATAACTTCTATAAGTTTGATGGTCAAGTAAGAACTCTTGATTGTACAGTACGTAAGTTTATTTTTGATAGACTCAATGTAAAATATAAAGATAAAGTATTTACAGGCGTTAATTCAGAGTTTAAAGAGATCATATGGTTGTATGCTTCTGATGAATCAGGAGTAACAGAGTGTGATAGCTATGTAATATATTCACCTGAGAATGACTACTGGACATATGGTACAGGAGTATTCACTACATTTGCAGATAAAGAAGTCTTTGGTAATACAATTACTACAGGTGTTTCTATTAATGATAGCGGTGCATCTACAGGTAATAATAAATTATTCAACAATGAACCAGCAGATTACTTTACAGAGAACAATAGAACAATTACTTCTTTCATTGAGTCTGCTGACTTTGATGTAGACGATGGTAATAAAATATTATTTATGAATAAACTAATTCCTGACTTTGATTTAAACACAGGTAAGTTAAGAGTAAAG